GATAGTAAAACATATGTTGTTAATGTTGGTATTTCAACTGTAGATCATAACTATGCAAGAGCTGGACTTTCACAACAAGGTAAGAGAATTGCTTCTTCTATTGAACAGGGATTTTCTGGTTTTGATGTGATAGAGAAATTAGATGCTGCAAACTTTAGAGTTAATGCTGGAGTAACTACACAAACTGCATTGTATAAGAGAGGTGGTGAAGTAACCAAACCAGTATTTGTTGATATTGCAGAACCAGATGGATACTTTAACAGAGATTTAGAATATGTCTCAGGAACATCTGGTATAGGAACCAATGCTACAGTAGATTTCCGTATTAATGTTGATGGTAACATTAACGAGTTTAGTGTGACTGAGGAAGGAACAGCATATAAGGTTGGTGATAAACTGACAGTCAGTGGTATCGCTACAGACCCAAGAGTAGGTGTATTAACAGAATTCCAATTATCAGTCGAAGAATTAGAAAATGATAGTTTCTCTGGATTCTATCCTGGCCAGTTCATTCTATTTGATGACATTGCACCATTCTTTAATGGATCTCGTAGGAAGTTTACACTATCAGTAACTACAAGTGGAAACACTGAAATACTCAGTCTTAAGACTTTGCCTGGTAGTGATATGGATATTACAAATAATATCTTCATCTATATCAATGATATACTACAGACACCAAACTCATCTTACATATTCAAGGGTAGTAGAGTCATCTTCTCTGAGGCACCAAAAGCAAACTCCAAGTGTGCAGTATTCTACTACAGAGGTTCTAAGAGAGATGTTGAAACTGTAGATCCAGTTTCATCACTAAAACCTGGCGATACTGTTCAGATCAAAGAAAATAGATTAGATGTCACAGACATAGATCAATTTGAAAGAACATCTAAGAGAATCATTGCTTCTGATTTACTTGAAACATTTACATACAACAGTATTGGAATCAATACTGCTCAGGATGCAGAAAGACCTCTTGCCTTAGAAAAACAAAGGACTGATAAAATATTATCTGGTGTGTTAGTGTCTAAATCTAGACCTAGTTTGACAAGTAAGGTACTACCCACCACAAGACTTATCAAGAACGTTGGTAAAACAGACGATACCATCTATGTTAACAATGTATTCCCAATATTCACAAATATTGATAAGTTAACACAGGCAGAAAGAAACATTCAAATATTTGATGATAATGAGGTATTGCCTGGATTGGTCACATCTGTCGTTTCTACATCTTCTAGTATATCATCACTAACTATTGGTTTTGGTGGTACAGGATATTCAAACTTGACAAGTCCGAAGGTTGCAATCTCAAGTGCTTTAATCAAACGTGAAGATCCAATTAAGGCATGGAGATTTGATGGAATCAGTGGTGTTATTCATGTGGTAGAATGGAAAGCAATCACACAAGAAGAACCAATCGTTGCTGTTGGATCAAGCAGTTACTACATCAATACTAAGAGTGGTAGTTTCTGGGAAAGAGGACAAATTGGATTCGGTAACACAGTTCAATTTACTGGTGTAGGCGTAGGATATTCTGATAGTTCTACTAACAAATATGTCATGGCAGTTGGTGGTGGAGGTGCAATGGCAAGAGCTGTTTCTATAGGTAACAGTCTTTCTAGTTGGGATGTAATTGATCTAAAAGAAAAGAGATCAATCCCTGCGATTGGACAAGTCAATACATTCGACAGTACATATATCGGTAATTTCCAAGATGTAGTTTGGGAAGGTTCTATTGATACATGGTGTGCTGTTGGTGCTGCTGGATCTATCTTTACTGCTGTTGGTCTTACAACTGCTGAAGCATTTAGTCAATACTCAGGAACATTACAGACTCTAAACTCTATTGCATTTGGTCAAGGTGAATTTATTGCAGTTGGTAATGGTGGTGCTGTTATCGCTTCCAATGATGGTTTGATTTGGTCAGATAAGAATAGTAATACTGTTCAAGATATCAATGATGTAATCTATGATGGTAATAGGTTTATCTTTGTAGGTAATAACGGAACAATCGGTATTTCTACAAATAAAAACTTCTGGCAACCTTGGAGTCAACAGTTGCCTGCTGGCACACAACACCCTGCAACGTTTGATTTCCAAACTATCAAATACTATAATGACTTCTATATTGGTATTAGTACAGTTGGCGAGATGTATTACTCATTCGACTTGGCAAACTGGAACTACAGACCAATCAATCATCCAAATCAAATTAGAGATCTTGCCCTTACTGGATTTGGTGAGTTCAATAGTAGTAGAATAATTGCAGTTGGAAGTGGTACTACTCAATTCTATGCAGATCCGATAATAAATAGAGCGACTGCAACCGCATCTGTAACTGCTGGAGTTATAACTTCCGTTGTTATTACAGACGGTGGATTTGGTTATGATGTTGGTAGTTCACCTCCAGTTATAATTGAAACTGACAAGACTAAGAAGGAAGATATATTCTCTATCAATGCAAAGGGAGACTTTGGTGACATTGTTGGAGTAAATACATACATGCCTGGTTCATCAGAGAGATTACCTAGATTGGAATTTACTCTGAAATCTCAAAATAACGATAATACAAACTTAGGTTATGGTTATTCTTCACTAAACTCTCTAGGAGTTAACTTTAGTGGATTGCAGAAAGGAGACTTCTTTACTATCTTTGACAGTCCTTTAATTGTTGGTCATGCACTTACTGGTATCACAACATCTACTGGATCAAGAGTGCCTGTTGGAATGGTCACTTCTGGTGATTATCTTGGTGGTGTGTTCAGAGTAGAGGAAGTCACTGGAGCTGGTGATGCCGTTTCTGGACTTACAACTGTAACTTGTTCTTTCTTACCTGGCCCTACAACTTTTGGAAACAATCAAATCCAAGTAGGTCTTGCTGGAACTTCAAATGTTGACACCTTCTGGGGTAGATACAGTTGGGGACAAATCTTCGGTTATCAAAACCGTGGATCAGGTAATCCAGATGAGTTTTTCGTCAACACTATGAATGGTAACACTGGACTATCTACTGCTTCTGTAGTATCCAGAAAGAAACCATTAACTTAACCCATAAATAAAACAAAAAGACTAGTTTTTTTAAAATGCCTGCCATAATATCCGAACAGTTTAGAATTTTAAATGCCGAAACTTTTGTACAGAGTTTTGTCGGAGTCGGATCTACTGTTAACAAATACTACGCCTTTATGGGATTACCAAATTCCATAGAGCCAAAGGCAGGCGGTACTGCCACATGGGCCACCAACACCCCTGCACCTCTAGATGGATTTGAAGAAGAGTATTCTATCAAAGAATCTATAATCGCTATGAAGAAAGTGACTGACAAGGATGTTCGTAGACTTGTTAGAAAGGTATCATGGGTTGCTGGTACAACTTATGAAATGTATAGACATGATTATAATATCTACAATTTGACACCAATCACTTCACAAGGTAGTTTGTACGAAGCAAATTACTACATAGTGAATGAAGACTTGAAAGTTTACATCTGTCTGCAAAATGGATCAGACCCTGAGAACCCCAAGGGTAGGCCTTCATATGACCAACCCACATTTGTTGACCTTGAGCCAAGAGCAGCTGGCACTAGTGGCGATGGTTACGTTTGGAAATACCTTTATACGATTAAACCATCAGAAATCGTTAAATTTGACTCTATTGAATACATACCTGTGCCCGAAAACTGGGGAAAGGAAGGCGAGACTATTGCAACAAAGGCTAACGCTATAGATGGAAAGATCGAAGTTGTGGTTGTTGATAATCGAGGCTCTAACTATCAACCAATCTCTACATCTTTTGCCAATGTTCCAATTCTCGGAGATGGATCAGGAGGAAAGGCAACAATTACGGTTGATTCTTTCGGAAAGGTATCTGAAGTATTTGTTACTGACGGAGGAGAAGGATATACCCACGGATCAATACAGTTCTTCCCAGGCGCTCCTGGCTCTGAGTCTGGCGGTGTTCTTGCTAACCTTACCAATACTGGAATAGGAACAACATCTGCTGCAAATTTCAGTGTAATCATTCCACCTAAAGGTGGTCATGGATACGATGTCTATAGAGAACTAGGTGCATACAGAGCTCTACTATATTCTAGGTTTGAGACTATCGAAACCAACCCAGATATTATTGAGGGTAATGATTTTGCTAGGGTTGGACTAATAAAAAATCCCACTGTATTTGGTAGTAGTACAGAATTACTAGACACTGCCATGGTGAGTGGATTGAAGGCAATCAAAATGGCTGGTCTTACAACAGGAACAACTTATGCAGTTGACTCTGAAATAACTCAGACAGTTGGTTTAGGATCTACTGCGATTGGATATGTGGCATCTTGGGATAAGGTGACTGGAGTATTGAAATACTATCAACCTATGGGTCTTGCATCTAGTGAAACTGGATATAAGATAATTCCATTCACATCTAATCCTGATCCAGGCTACGGAGTTACAATTAATGGATCATCGGTAACAGGTTCTTTGTTATCTATTGACACCAGTTATAACGGTGTAAGTACCTCAATAAATAATAAAGTCTATCAACTTGGTATGAATTTCAGTGCTGGTATATCATCAGCAGAATTCAATACTAAGTCAGGTGAAATAATCTATATTGATAATAGGACTGCGATTCCTAGATCTGCAAGTCAAAAAGAAGACATCAAAATAGTGCTGGAGTTTTAAAAGCAAATGCCACAGAATACCAACTTAAATTCATCTCCATACTTTGATGATTTTGAAGAGTTAAAAAATTATCAGAGGGTACTATTCAAACCAGGCTTACCTGTACAGTCTAGGGAACTTACTACACTGCAATCTATTCTACAGAATCAGATTGAGAAGTTTGGTAAACATTTTTTCAAAGAGGGTTCTGTTGTAATCCCTGGCCAGATTGCTTATGATTCAGATTATACTTCTGTTCAGATTGATGATAGTCATTTAGGTATTCCTGTTCAACTTTATCTTGAAAATTTAAAAGGCAAAAAAATTAAAGGTGAAACAAGTGGTGTTACTGCTAAGGTAGAAACTTATATTACAAACAGAGAATCAACAAAAGGAGCATATACTTTATACATCAAATATCAAAGTTCTAGTGACACAGACTTTTCTAGAGCGACTTTTGCAGATGGTGAGAACTTATTGCTTGAAGAAGATCTTAACTACTCTCTTTCTAGTATAAGATCTGGTGGTAGTTTTGCAACTACAGTAATTTCAAATGCAACTGCAACTGGTGCTGCAGCAAAGATTGCTCAGGGTGTTTACTTTATCAGAGGTTTCTTTGTTACAGTTTCCGACTCTACAGTTATCCTTGATCAATATACAAATGCACCTTCATATAGAGTTGGTTTGTTAGTCAAAGAAGAATTAGTTACAGCTTCTGCTGAGAACAACGATCTATATGATAATGCAAGAGGATTCTCAAACTTTGCAGCGCCTGGTGCTGATAGATTCAAACTATCTACAACACTTATCAAAAAATCACTTACTGATTTGAATGATGAAAACTTCATCGAATTGATGAGGATTGAGAATGGAGAATTACAAAAATTTGTAAAAGAATCAAGTTATAATTTAATTCGTGATGAATTGGCAAAAAGGACATATGACGAATCAGGACATTACTATGTAAATCCATTTAACGTCACTGCCAAAGAGTGCCTAAACAACCGAGTTGGTAATGATGGTGCATTTTATTCAGATCAACTAACTCAACAAGGTAACGTTCCTACAGACGATCTATTATGTTTGTCTATAGGGCCAGGAAAGGCATATGTTAAAGGATACGAAGTAGAAACTATTGGAACCACAACTCTTGACATAGAGAAACCAAGAACTACAGAGAGAATTACAAACGAATCAGCACCATTTAGTGTAGGTAGACAAATAGAACTTAACCATGTAAGTGGTTCACCCCCTGTAGGGATAGGCACAGATTCATATGTAAACCTTTTCAATAAAAGAACTGTAACAGTTGGAGAAGGCAGTGGATTACAGGTAGGTGTTGCTAGGATATATGATATCAAATTAAAGAATGTAGGATATGCTGATTCTTCTACTGTATTTGAATCTTCTTTATATGATATTCAAACATTCACATACCTCCAACTAAACACAGGAACCAGTGTAACTTTACCCTCATATGTTGAAGGTAAGAATAGTGGTGCTACAGGATATGCATATGAAGCTGCAAATAATTCTTCACAGTTAGTTTTATACCAAGTAAATGGACAGTTTCAGGCTGGAGAACAATTAGAAATAAATGGCGTAGATGTTTCTAGAAGTATTACTAGGGTAGAAGACTATGGCATGGATGATGTTAAACAGTTAGTAGGAAATGATCCAACTAACTACAAGTTTAGTGCAGACGCTGTATTGAATTTGGGTCATCTTCTTGCACCTACTGCTACTCAGTACACTGTTAGTGCAAAGGTTGCCTCTGCATCTACCATAACTTCTCCTAGTGCAGATTTCACTAGTGTTGGTATTAAGACTGGAGATATTATTCAGTATAGTATTTCTGGTAATAATGTTCCTACAATGAATAGTGTTACTGGATTTACAGCACAGTCAATCACTCTTGAGGCCATTTCTGATGTTACGAATGTGAACTCTGGTGCATTGCCTACAAGTGCAGTAAATGTCAATGATTTATTTAAAGTAACTTTAGAAGTAAAAAATAACTCTAGTGCATTTCTATTCAGTGAACTAACAAAAAGTAATGTTGCATCTGTAGATCTAAATGGTGCTGATCTTGTATTTAAAAAATCTTATGGAATTACAGTTGCAAATAATGCCTTCAGTGGAACATTAGAGACTGATGCAGATTTAACATTAGAACCATTTGATGAGGAAGATTACAACTTATCATTCAAGACAACTGGTGTCATAGAAAATCTAACGGATCAGAAACTAACAGTCAGTGGTAGAACAGTCACTTTATCTGGATTATCTGTAGCATCTGGTGATGCCGTGTTAACAGTAACTTTCAGAAAAGTAAATGTAAAACCAAAATCAAAAATATTAAAGAGAGCAACAACTTACACAGTTAATAAATCCGCAAAAACCCAGTCAGGCACTGGACTAATGAAGTTAAATGATGGATTAACTTACGATACAGTTTATGGTAACAGAGTTCAAGATAAACGTTTATCTCTGGGTGTTTGTGATGTTGCTTATGTTCTTGCTGTAATAGAATCATCAACTACTGATGATCCACAGTTACCGACACTTGAATTAACAAATTTAAACTCCAATCTACTGAATGCCATCAAAGGTGAAAGTATAATTGGTAAAACTTCTGGTGCATCAGCAGTATTTGTAGAAACAAATGGTTCTAACGAAGTAAATTTTGTCTATCAAAACGAGAATACATTTGAGGTTGGAGAAACAGTCACCTTTGAAGAAACAAATATTCAAGGTATAGTTCAAACATTCGTTCCAGGCGACAAAGATATTCAAAACAACTTTGAGTTTGATCCTGGCCAACAACTAGATTACGTTGATTTTTCTGCACTTATCAGAAGACCTAACACAGAGGCACCTACAAGAAGAATCACTGTCATCTACAATAACTATGTGATTGATAATTCAGACCCAGGCGACTTTGTAACTGTCAATTCATATGATTCTAAGTTGTACAAGAATAGTTTACCTAGTGTTGGTGGACTTTACGCTTCTGATGTCATTGACTTAAGACCAAGAGTTACATCAGCAGTTGCTGGTAGATCTCCTGCTGAGTTTTTAGCAAGACAGTTTGTGCCTGGCACATCTTCAACGACACATGTAATTGCAAGAGATAAAAACTTCAATATATCATATGATTATTATGTTGGTAGAGTAGATAAACTCTTCTTGAGTAAAGAAGGTATATTCTCTATGGTAAAAGGAGTCCCTGCTGAGACACCAAAATTACCAAACACTATTGATAATTCATTAGAAGTGGCAACTATTACTATGAATCCATATGTTTATGATACAGCCACTGTCAAACTAGACATTGCAAAACATAAACGATTCCGAATGAAGGATATCGCTACTATTGAAGATAGAGTCAAGAACGTTGAATATTATACATCACTATCACTATTAGAAGTAGAGACTTCAAATATGTCTCTTCGTGATCCACAAACAAATCTTGATAGATTTAAGGCTGGATTTTTTGTAGATAACTTTAAGTCTGTAACTTCTGGTGATGTTACAAACAGATCATTTAAGGCATCTATTGATTCTACTGAGGGTAAGTTAAGACCACAACACTATACAACTTCTATTGATCTATTACTTGGATCAGAAGCCATAGTTGGTGCTGCTACTTCTTCAAACCCAAGTGCAGACTATAGATTTGCAGATGATTTGGGAGATTCCAATGTCAGAAGAGTTGGAGATGTTGTATGTCTGAATTATGATGACACTATTTTCCTAGAAAACAAATTTGCTACTAGAATTGTAAACGTAAACCCATTCGCTGTTGTTAACTGGATTGGACAGGTTGAATTAAACCCTGCAACTGATACATGGATTGAAACAAGAAGAACTGCTGCAACTTATGATATTGAAGGAAGTTTCAATTCATTGATGGGCATGACTGGTGCAGATAGTAACACTGGTTTATCACCTGTTGATTGGGGTGGTTGGGAAACTACATGGACAGGTAGAAGTAGAACATTAGGCCCTGTCACTAGAACTGAAGTTGAATCAACAGTTCTTAGTAGAAGAGTTCAGAAGATGGGCCCATTTGTAGGCCCTCGTAGAGGTGGTATTCCTATCACTACAACTACACAATGGTTGGATAGAAGAGATGTATTCAGAAATGAAACTACAGTCACTACTAGAAATCAAACTAGACAAGGCATACAGTTCAGAGTTGGTGAAAGATTTGATACTACAAGTTTAGGTGATAAGGTAGTCAACACAGAAGTTGTTGCTACAATGAGATCTAGAAATATTGAATTTGTTTGTAGAAGATTAAAACCAAATACAAGATTATATCCATTCTTTGACAACATTGACATGTCAAGATTTGTTGTGCCTAAACTTGTCGAAGTTACAATGGTATCTGGTACATTTGGTGCTGGTGAAATTGTTGAAGGAAGTCGTCCTAACTCAAATAATGATGCAATTAGATTTAGACTTGCAAATCAAGATCATAAGTATGGGCCATATAATGCACCAACACAAACATACAAACAGAATCCATACGAACCATCATCATCTATTGCACCAACATATTCATCAACCACTACAGTCCTAAACGTTGATACTGCATCTTTAGAACTTCAGGCTGCTTCTGGATTCTACGGATATATCACTACTGGAATGAAACTAATAGGACAATCTAGTGGTGCGATTGCAACAGTATCTAATATTAGACTTATTACAGATAAGGCGGGAGTTCTTATTGGTTCTTTATTCTTACCAGATCCAACAGTCCCTTCTGCACCTACGTTCAATACTGGTACTAAGACATTCACATTATCATCCAGTTCTACTAACGAAACTATTTCTGGATTCACAGATAGTGAAGGTTCAGCAAACTATACTGCTGCTGGAACTCTACAAACTGTAGAGGCATCAACTCTTAGAACAAGAAACGCAGATGTTCAAAGGATTCCACAGTCAGATTCTAGAACTGTAACAGAGACAGATACAAGAGAAGTTGTTGATGTTGCTTTCAATCAAAGAACTACTCGTCAAACAAGATGGGTTGACCCTCTTGCACAGTCATTTGAAGTTCCCGATGTCAATGGTGTGTATCTAACTAAATGTGATGTTTACTTCTCGGCAAAAGACACAAACGAATTACCTGTTACCCTTCAAGTAAGAACACTACAAACTGGTTTACCTACACAAGAAATCTTACCATTCGGTGAATGTATTCTTGATCCAAGTGAAGTTGTTTTATCAGATGATGGATCTAAGGCAACAACATTTACATTCCCATCGCCTGTGTATTGTGAAGGTGGAGGAGAGTTTGCTCTCGTTCTTCTTTCTGCATCTAACGAATACTTTGTTTACATCTCTAGGATGGGTGAAGAGGACATTACAACTGTAAACTCGGCAGATTCCGAAAAAGTTATTGTATCTCAACAGCCATTACTTGGTTCACTATTCAAATCACAGAACGGTGCTACATGGGATCCTAGTCAGTTGGAAGACTTAAAATTCAATCTATACAGAGCAGAATTTACTGCAACTTCTGGTAGAGTTAATTTCTACAATCCAGATCTAGATGTTGGAAATAGACAGATTGTTTCTCTTGCTCCTAACCCAATAGATATGATATCTTACAATGCTGTTGTAGGATTGGCAAAGAGTTTGAGTGCAACAGAACAGACTGGATTGACAGAGGGTGTGACAATATACCAACAAAACAATCCAAACTTCAGTGCAAACTTGAATAAAGTTTTAGGTGCTATCGGTATTGGAAGTAATCTAACAATCACCAATGCTGGTACTGGATTTGCTTCAACTTCTGTAGTTTACTCTAATGTACCTTTAATATCAGAATTTGGTAGAGGCACAGGTGCAACTGTAAATCTAACAGTATCAAACCAAGTTGCTACCGCAGCGACAGTTGCAATTGGTGGAACTGGATATGCCTCAGGTGATGTTCTTACTGTATCATCCACTAACACTGGTGGATTTGGTAAAGACTTGAGATTATCAATTCCAAACAACGTTGGTGTGATAAGCGCCTTCAACACTTTAGTCCTCGATAATATTCAAGGTGTTCCTAAAGTAGATACATCTTCTGCGATTGTATATGTTGGTGCTGGTGGTACTAATACTGTAACTGGAGGATCGGTTAAGTATCTACAAAATGTTGCTGATGGATTACATTTCCGTGTAAGACACTCTAATCATGGTATGTACTCTGCCTTAGATCAAGTTGTTCTATCTGGAGTTGAACCTGACGTTAGACCTGAGAAAATAACAGCGACTATTGACTCTTCTAGTACAGATAATATAACTGTTACTAATGTTGGTGTATTTACATCATTTGAAAATGTTGAAGTGAATACTTCCAATCCAGGCTATGCTAAGATTGGACAAGAAATCATCAGATACACTGGTGTAACCACATCTAGTTCCTCACTTAACAATATAACAAGATCTATTGATGAATCCAAAGCTGGTGATTATAACATCAATGATAAGATCTTCAAATATGAGATGAATGGCGTTTCTCTAAGAAGAATCAACACATCTCATAAGTTCTCTGACACTGATCTCGCTAAGTATCCTATCGATGTTGACCATTACTGGTTAAAGGTAGGTATTTCAAGTCGTGGAATAGACAGAGGAGTAGGTGGTGCTGCTGGTTTACCTGAGTTATATTTCAAAGAAACCAAGTCTGGTGGTAGTTATGATCAACAATATGTACAGGTCAACACACCATACGGCCCAATGGCAACACAGAATATTGCGTTTAACCTTGTTAGACCTAATGTTTCTACACTTCTTCCTGATGGAACTGACATTGTTGGAAGAATGAGAACATTCAGTAGCAACAGTCCAGATGGAAGTCTAGGTTCATTTGTAGATCAAGGATTTGAGCCAGTATCACTTAACAGTAATAATGAACTAACCTCACCAAGATTAATTGCTTCTAAACAGAATGAATTAGATAAGTTAATTGACTTCCCAGGCAGAAAGTCATTTACATTACAAACGTTCTTGACTACTCAAGATACAAAAGTAAGTCCTATGATTGACTTGGATAGAGTTAATATGATTACAACTATGGATAGACTTAACTCTAAAGTTACAGACTATGCTACAGATCGTAGAGTAAATTCTCTTGATAGTGACCCAAGTGCGGCAATATATTTGTCTAAGATAGTAAATCTAGAGAAGGCTGCAGATGGATTGAAAGTTATGTTTGATGCATACAGACACTCCACAAATGATATTAGAGTATTGTATAGAGTTTTCAGAATTGATGCTCCACCACAATATCAATTATTTGAGTTATTCCCAGGCTTTGATAACCTAGATAATTTGGGTAGAGTTATAGATTCTTCTAAGAACAACGGTAAACCTGATAGAAGAATACTATCATCAACAACTAAAGAAGATTATAGAGAGTATGAATTCAATGTGAAGAATCTTCCACAGTTCAATGGATTCCAAATTAAAATTGTGATGTCAGGAACTAACTTTGCTTATGTTCCTAAGATCCGTGACCTAAGAGCAATCGCATCTATCTAATGAAAATAAAAGTAAAAGACAGTGGATCTCTTTATAGAGATGAAGAATCTGGAGCAATATTAAATTGTTCCAATTCTGAGTATGATAGTTACTTAAAATTGAAAAAACAAAAGATAGAAGAAGGTAATGAAATGGATAAACTAAAGAATGATGTTGATGAACTCAAGGATATGATGAAGCTAATTTTAAGTAAATTAGATAAATAACTACAATCCTACGTTTTGAGAGATGACAGCAAGAAGCATCAACTTAGTTTTAGATCAAGGTGTAGATTTTGAGGCAACCTTCACTGTCAGAAATGAAGACTCTAGTGCCTTGAATTTAACAGGATACACTGGAGAGGCTAAAATAAGGAAACACCCTGCTGCCACAAAGTACAATTCTTTTATTGTAACATTCCCAAGTAGAGTGGATGGTCAAATAAAAGTAGCAATGGCTAGTACAACAACCTCTAGTATAGAGGGTGGGAGATATGTGTATGATCTAGTTCTTACGTCACCTAACTCGTATAAAACTAGACCAATACAAGGAAATGTTCTCGTAATTCCAGGCGTAACATAATGGCAAATTATCTAGTAACGCTAAACGAACCAGGCAAGTATAATGTCGGCGTAGACTATGAGATTCCCTCTAAGTCTATACAATATGGTAATATTATAGTTGGTAAAACTCCTGTTCAAGATGGAACTGAGACAACATTTTCCCTTACAGATCAGGGAGCTCCATATAATCCAAACAATAATCAACAACTTATTGTTACCAAAAATGGCCTTTTCTTAGATCCAGCAAATGACTACAATATTTCTGGTGATAAGATTGTATTTGCAACTCCCCCTGCGACAAACGATGATATAGTAATTATCGCTCTTGCTGCAGCTGCAGACCTAACAAGGACTGTAAACTATGTAATTGATAGTGGCAGTTTACCAATGCAAGTTGGAGACAAGGGTTCACTAACTATAGATGTTACTGGTGTGATAGAAAATATCAGAGTTTTATCTGATCAGACTGGTGATATCGTATTTGATATATCAAAAACAACATTCGCTGACTTTCCTAATTTTAATAGTATAACCAGCGGTAACAGAGTTCAATTAGTCAATACTAATAAATACTTTGATGATGTCCTAAATAATTGGACAAGCACGATTACAGCGGGAGATATTCTCCGATTTGACGTAATCAGCGTGAATAATATTAGAAGGGTATTAATCTCTCTAAAATTAAAATTATAAATAACATTAGTTCTTAGTTCAACTAGACCCCTAGAGGTAGTTTTTCAATGGCATTACTCGTTCCTAATATTGGTGAAATTGAGTCGCTACGTTATCTGATTGCTCAGAATAACTTTGTCGCAGATTTAGAAGATACATCACCGCGAAATCTTGTGTTAAAACTTTTCACAAGTAACACAACTCCTGCCGAGGGAGATGTTCCGTCTGCAACTGCGTACTTTGAACCCTATATTGACGGAAACGTTAACGGTTACGGTACTACTGCAAATACTGGTTATCCTGTTTGTGTAAACAACAGAGGAGATCAGGATTATAACCAGCAGTATGGTATTCTGTTAAACGGATCTAGATGGGTAATTAAGAACGTTGGTAGTGGAACAACTGCTACATATCCAGAACAGACTTTCACTTTCACTGGCCCTGCTGGTAATATCTACGGATATTATGTAACTAGAGCAAATAACATGCCTGTCGCAGTACAAGGTGTTGTACACGGTGCAAGTGTTGGTATTGGAACTACAGTCACTAAGGGTAACAACACAGACCCATGTATCGGTATTGTTGGTAACTCTTACATCACCATTGACCCACAAGTTAGTATCGACGACCTAACACTCGGTCAATTCGTTGCTGGTAACGCTGGTGTTGCAACTGGAACGAAGATTATAGGTATCGACAGAAGTTACAGAACAATTTACATCGATAAACCTCTAATCGATAACATACAGGTTGCGACTGACCCATCAGTCACATTCAGTTTCGGTAAAATTTCTATTACTAACCACGGACTTAAGGCTGGAGACATCCTTTATGTTAACGCTGGTACAGGTAATACAACTCTTGAATCTAATGTTTACACCGTATTTGACGTACCAAATGCAGATGAGTTTGTAACAACTCCATCTCTGACTGCTACATCAAATGGTAATCTTGGACTTAACACTGCGACTCTTTACAGTTCTATCATGTACGCTGAAAGATTC